GGGAAAGGCTAGGCGAACCCAACTTGTAAAAGTATGCTAAATTGAACTGGGTTCAATATATTTTATATACCGTTAGCTCGGTCTTCACGCATCTATAGAAAATGGTGGCGCACCTTGAAACCGCAAAAATGAAAAGTCTTCTCCAGTGGAGAATGACAAAACAATATAAGCGCTTGTCGAGGTGTCTGAGAATGTAGCTGCTGAACTCACAGCTCTAATAGCTCTGTGCTCAAACAACGAACATGTTGAGGGATAGTGATCATCTCCTGCTACAAACGATAATCCAAATGCATTATTTGTGTAGTAGGGAATTTCATAATCCACTCCACTGTTCATATGAGGAACATATACTACTGTACCAGTCACAGACTGATTGATAGTAGACATAGATCCGTTCGCTGCAGCGAAATAAGGAACAGGACCTGTCTGGGGAGATCGCAAAGTGACCTGAATGAGATCGGACTCAGAAAAATTGACTCCTCTCACATAGTTTAACCGATACCTCATAGATCCTCGAAGACCCACATAGGCTCCTCTGAGATATCCAAAAAGGTTCTCAGGTCGCGTTACCTGGGGATCGGGCCAATGAGGAGGGTACATCTCGTGAGTAACACGTAGAACTCCAGCTGTATTGCTAAATGATTCCACCTGTCTTTGACTTTCAGTCAAATAAGATGCGTATCGCTTCAAAAGAGTCCTAAAAGACATAGGACACTGACCAAAATGTAGCTGAGTAATTCCATCTACATCTGCCGAAGATTCATTCAGGTTTACACAACTCGAATCATGAGTTGTTAAACTTTCAGTAGATGGAACCTTTTGCTGATAGAAATTTCCGGTCATTACGTTAAACATAATATCATCACTCTTGATATACACGTTAACGGTGATTTCTCCTCCTTGAGGGGATTGCAGTTCATTAAAAGGGACAACCGCAATATATCCATTGGCAAAAGGAAACATATTAGGTCCCACAGAAGAAGAATCACCCAAAGTTCCCGTCTCTTGTGCTTGAGGGACGCGCATCCAAGGTTTGGGGGAGGCCCATCCAATACACAATGACATCTCCTGCGATTCTTGTAAATCTAATATTTTTACATACTGCTTGTTAAGATCCAAATCAGTATCAATCAAAGACGATTGTGCTACATTTGGCTCATAAATAAAAGCCAACTTTCCTCTATGATACGCAGAACATACTATCTCAAATCGAAATTCAATGTCTCCCCTCCAATATTCAAAAGGAGTGGCGGCATATCCTAAACTAGTTGGTTGGTATGTAACTGAAGAAAAAGTGGGAACGGACTTACACAATGTTGGAATAACTGGAGCTTTCCATATAGGACTTAATAACGCTGCGTCATCAGAAGACCACCTAAAAGTGGTTAAATATGATTCTTTACTCGTCATATAATGAATAGCCATCTCATCAGAGTTCCCTCCTGCTACGCTCGGGTCAATGGTCAGCTCTTCCTTAGGGTCATATCCTAATCGTTTCCCAGTATTGTATCCAATAGTGGTACAACCATTCTGATATGGCTGAGGATTTACCCTCATAGGCTCATTATCCATTAAGGGTTCGGAAAACCCAAATAGGGGTGATAATGCTGTCATACCTTCAAGAACTTTGCCAGACGCTTTGGCATATTTCTTAATTCGAGGTACATTCATCATTCCCTTCCAAGCAGCCTGAGCGGTACTTATAATCTCTTTAGGTCCTGTGTTTCTTTCATCAGACTCTGTTGTTACTTCTAATACTGTTCCCGTAGGAGCACCTAGCTGCACATCTGTCATCCACGCGTAAATAGTTACGGCAATTGGAGTTGAAGGTGTGGTGGCGCTACGGATGGGTCCAATAGAAGACATAACGATCGAGCCGAATCCGACTGCATCTTCAAATGGAGTTGCGTCAGTGATAGTTAAACTGGAATTATTGAACAAACGTAATACAGGCTGTGGTGAAATAAAAGGAAATTTCATTTCAACAGGCTGATTATCTTTAACGTCTAAAACAAGACACTCTTTGGATTGTGACAAATAAGTCATATACATTTCCTTCAAATCTCCTGTTGGAGTTGATATGTTGTAATAACTTATCGTCTTATTCCAATTATAAAAAGGTTGATATGATAACATAACTTTTCCATAGTGAAACGGAGTTCCTGATAAAGCAACTCTTATGTTCATCTCTCCCCTAATATATGCGTAATTCCTCAACTTGGCTCTTACCGAAGGATTTGACAAATACAAATTCCAAATATCGAAGCTGCCTAGATAATCAGTGTCAACCCCAATATTAAATTGAGATACAATTAAAGGACGGTCGAAAAACTTGTTTACGCTTAGGCAATTGTTCTGACCAACATTAGCAGTAATAACAGGCTCGTAAAGTGTATGAGCGGTTTCTTTACCAGAAACATCTACAACATTTTCATGTGAAACCTTATTCTCTTCTGAGATTAAGCCTTCATTCATTTCAATGGTATCTGATTCTGTTTTAAAGTCATCTCCTGTTCTTTTGATCCATTCCCACCATTTGTCAATGGACTTGATTCTGGATCGTATTTTTTGGTCCAAATCGAAATATTCATCACATTTCTTCTGAAACAATTTATCAGTGTGATACAGTTTCATTTGTTTTACCTGGCGATAACTAATACCAGGTGCAGGGTGATTTAATGAAGAGATTTTAGTTCTCAATTCACGGAGCTCACTCTCGGCTCTTGAAATTAATTCTTCTATATAAAATTTATTTGGTGGCCATTGGTTTAAAGAATCCACGCGACCAAACGTAAGTTCTTTGTCAGATTCTGTAAAGGCCAAATCAGCACTATCAGCATCCGAATCTTGAGATGCTGTGTCATTGATTTGGTCTGGAAGTCCTCCCCCCGATACTTCCTTTTTACAAGGGTGTATGGTTAGCAGATTATAAACTGCTTCTTTGGTGTACAATTTAAATGAAACACCGTTATATACTTTAAACAAATGTTCAAGCATAAACTCTTTGAAGTCATCAAAATAATTCCCATGATTGTGAAGATAACACTCAATTAGTACAGAATTACACGTCATTTCGTATTGCTCCATATCATTCAAATTCGACGACGGTATACGCCATTCCAATGTTTTGTATAAGGAACTCATATCTAATGCACCAACTACTCTCTGTAATTGGTCATGATAAACAAAGGAGCGTTTAAGGAAAGTCATACTGTCCAAAGTCAAGTATTTAACAAAATCGTCATTCTTCGCAGAAGTAGTAAAAGTCATGTTAGTATTTTTCCCTACAGCAGAAGAAAAACTAATGTTGTTAAACCAGTCACACTCCTCCTTTACACTAGCTATAACATCATCTCCGTATACGATAGGCAAGACATTGTCAAAAAATGAATTTCCTAGGGACTCAGGAAATGTGTTCCAGCAATATACCATGATGAGAAGGTTACGCAAAGAATTATCTTCAGCGGTCGCATACTTCCCTGAGGGTTGTAATGAAGGAATCATCATCATCTCTCCGAGAATGCACACGCGTGGAAACATCAAGTCCATTAATATACCTTCACTTATTTTCAATTGTTTATCATTATATCCAAACTTCTTCAACAAGCGTAAGAAAATCTCGCAAACACCACGTCCTATTTCTGTAGGCATGGACTGATCATAACCAGAATAATCTCCTTCCAATATATGAGGAGAAAATCTCTCTAGTTTTTCATAGATCAAGTGAGATTCTCTATGCATATCAATTCCGATTGAAGTATAAAAGGATGAACATTTTTCAACCATAAGTGTATATATAGGACCTAAAAACATTCGTTGTATAATGAGAAAATCTAAAGGTGTAGAAAAGAAAAGTCTAGTTTTACCAGCTTTTACTTTATCTAAAGTACGTGGCTCATCTTTCAACTGTGCTGTGAAAACAGGATGACATAAACAACCACTCTCATATATTTTGATCATATTAATAACACGTTCCATAACATAATCCTTTGGGTCGTCAATAACATTATTTCCGGATTCTATCCTCTCAAAAAAATAGCTCTTGACTCCTCCGAATCCATATCCGGCAGCGGTAGCCATATTAGCCCTACGCAAGAAAGCGTCTTTAGAATCTCCATTAACCGCAACTTCAAAAGAGTACGGCTGAAGAATGTATGAGCAATCATGTAAATTATCACTCAACTGCTTATATACTTGTTCTATGGACTTTCGCATAATAGTAGGATGTAATGACTTCTTAGAAACTGACATTTTCCTCAATCCAATATTGTATGGTGAGATGAAACGATCGCCTGAACCCGTAGGTTGCATAACTGGTCGTCCATATCTCAGTGCAGGAATATATGACATTTTGTCGTAGAAAAATTTTCCAAGATCTTCGCTGAAAATAGACCTAACTAATTTGGATTTCTGTCGCACATTGGGAATTGAAACGCATCCATAATACACTATCTGGCCTAAGTCTTCATATCGGACGGGACTTTTAGGATGAGGAAGGTTACCATATTCTAATAATCCCTCACTGAATCCTGAGCAATAAGATTCCGTAGAATTCTCCATTCGATCTATTGCAGTTTGAAGGTCTTCACGAATTAAGCAGACTGCATAACAGTCTTCGCTCGTACTTCCAGCCGAGTGAATTCCAACAATACAACTGCCAGAGTCTCTTTGTGCAACAACTGGGATTCCACACATACCACGTTTGTGATGTTCCCATTTGTATGCCACACACTCACCCAAAGCAACTCTGCCAATGTTTGCATCATCAGCGTGAACAATTCCTTTGTAATGTGAAATTGTTTTTGTGTCATGCACATAGGTTACTGCTTTAGAATATTTAGCACAATCCTTGGGAAAATGTTTAGTAATATCGCTAAAACAAAAACCGTTCAGGCGTAGTAAAACTAAATCACAATCAAACTTATATATATTTCCTGAAGTACAAGTGGTTTCTTGAAATCCACTTTCCTCGCAAATACCAGGGGTTTTGTTTACCATAATAGTAAAACTCTCATGGAAATCACACAAAGTATGTTTGTTGATTAGAGCATAACTGCCCTTAACACCAAGAACTTGCGTTACCAGCTTCTTTCCATTGACGATTACAGAGGCTCTTCTAACATTTCTCCAAATCCTCTGATTCAAAGAAACGAGAGTGCCCTTATGTAGTGAAGGTGCTGTTAACACTGTGTTCCATACAGCGCTGTTACCTTTTGTCTTTACTCGAGCGACAGAAGCTCCGCATGAATAAGTTTCTTCAAGCGATAAAAGATTTTCTTTATTTTGCTGAGAACAAGAATCATACGACTCCGTACTACTATTCAAAGAATACAATGTTTTGAAAAACTTGTGCAAAACAAAAATACTTCCAAAAGCTCCTGCCATAGCGAAAATTTTTACAGGACTACTAAAAAAAGATTGTTTTTTAATTTGATTAACCTGACTCATCATACCACTGTAATAATGGTCAATTTTCTCTTTAAAATCGTATGCTCTCTTAGCTCCTTCAACGACTGTAAAGGATTCAGCTTCATCCACAATTAATGAAGCAAGATACAATATGAATAAAAGTTTACATATCATAAAAGGAGGAAAGTAAAACATGACTGCTGATATAAGTAACATACAACATTTGAAAAAATTAGTTTTCCCTCGATTGAATATTACCAATGAAGTTACAATTAACATCATAGACAAGGAAAAAGATGACCACACCTTTCCTTTATTTTGATGAAAACATCTTCTAATCTTCTCGGCAAACGATATTGCAGAACCACTAGAAACTGGCAAAGATTCGGAATGAATTTCCTCCCCACTGTATATAAACGGCGGAGGTTGCTCTTTCTTTCTCTTTTCTCTAGCTCCCTTGGACAAATGATCTCCATAAATCTCGCGCACTACTTTTTCGAGCACATATATATCATCACCTTCTTGGGCACTGCACAAAAAAACTTTGCTAAAGGTTGTTGCAGTTATAGGAATGCAAACAAAAGCATCAAACAACCATTTGTCATAAAAATTTCCATTATCAGGAGCATCGGGATCAATAACATTGCTCCCGGGCTTTCTAAACTCTTCTTTAACAGTAGGAACTATGTACAGAAAACGACGGCGCACTGCAGCAGCATTGTTAACCGTATGCGTTATGTTCATATCTTCAGTGTTAGTATCAATAAAAACGGCTTCCGCATTCATAAAATGCTTGCCCTTATCCTTCACATCCGACATGTTCAAAGACATAGACATCGAGTCTAGCACAGAAGTTAATTCTCTAACTACAGGTTCTCCTACTCGTTTAGCAATATCTGAAGATGTATTTCCAACCTCAGAATAATGAACAAATGGTGTACTCCACATATCATATCCATCCCAAAAATCACTGTTAACAACACGTTCATAAACGTGCCCAGGAGAGAAAGTTCTTCCTTTAATATCCGAAACTAAATGGTACAAAAATGTTAGAACGGAAGATTTCCCAATTCCAGGACTTCCTGTTACGCAAAAACCAAACGGAGAAATTCTCGCTCCAGCTGACATTCTGTTTTTGACCTCTGCTGAAACTTCCTTAAGTCTAGCATTCACTCTGCAAATATTATCATAATTTGAAGAGAAAGCATTTCGTGTTTTCTCAAAGACATCTAAAGTGTCAATGACTACAGAAGATTGTATAATAAATTCCCTTCCTTCCATGTGGTCCTTAACCGGTAACCCATAATAAATGAGATTTTCATATCTCAACAATCGCTCACCATCCATAATGGTAGCTCTAACCGGGTCGGGTCGAAACAAGGCAGAAGATAAAGGAGCTCCTTGATATATCTGATCAGCAACTCCATGTAGCATCGTTATACATTCAAATATTGAAACCACAGCATCAGCAAAACTAAGCTTCTTTTCAGGGCGTCCAAAAAAATTCATCAAAGATTTACTCATGTCCTTACCAAAGAATTTCCAAGAAACCGCTACTAGTACTATATGTCTCAACGTAACAAAAAGCGCACTATTTACAACTGAAGATAACAATGCTGAAGCATTTCCCATAAAGTCAGACAACGATTCTGTCTGGATGCGATTTCTTCCATTAAATAACCTTTTAAGGAAAACAAACGACATTACAGGAGCAGCAGTAGCGCTAAGATCATTACACAACAAGAAAGACATAGTAATAGAAATGTCATTCGGCACACTACTAGAAATGTAAACTTGGTGAAGGTAAAGAAAAACAGAAGCTAAAAACTTATTTTTCACACACAAATCAGTGATTTCTTTCCATTTTTTTGAAAAAAATGGAAGAGACAATCCTGATAAATAATTTGTTTCAGTTTCTGGAGGAAAATCATATGTTCTTCTCTTACACTCTTCTAATTCTTCCTTCTTCCAAACGTAATTAGGAACTCTCCTCCCGTCTACAATCCTATAAAATGGACTCCAATTTTCTTCTTCTCCCACATCTTCCCATATGGGAATCTTTTCCTCTTCATTATTGGAATTTTCAACGGAGGACGAAGAGTCTCCACTCATAAATTTTTCTCCTAAACCAGAATCATAATGATCAAATCCATAATCAACATCTGAAACATTTGAAGATTCGGTTGTACATCCAAACAAGTCTTCAATTATTTGAGACTCAGTATAAACATCAGGTTTATCAAACTTCTTCTTCTCCTTACGAGAAGCGCGACGTGACTTCTTTCTCTCTCGTTTGGCATCCTTATTAAATTTTTTGGCCTTTCGAAATTCATGTATTTCTTTCTTTGTATGAACATTCTTAAGAGACTGCTTTTCTTTAATTTTTTTAGCTCTTGCTTCACGCTGCTTTTGTTTCCAATTGTCTGCAGAGACCTGATCTTCATAATCCCGAATATCCTCTTCAATTTGGGATAAAGTATCCACTATATCAAAGGGAGCATAAACTTTCCTTTGCCTACGGCGCAGAGATTTCTCTTTTTCTTTCTTCTTCGTTCTGCGCTTTTCTTTCCGCTTCTCTATATCCTTTGATAAATGTTTCCTAAATTGAGCATTAATGATCCCAATTTGGTCTTTTTCATCTCGGATCATAAAAGAAGCATCACTTTTGTTTGTTAGCTTAGTATGTTCAATCAACTTAGCTTGGACAAACTTCTCTTTATATTTATCTAACCTCTTCATTTCATGTAACACTTTGTCCTTCGAATCAGAGGGTTTAGAAAGGGACATAACATAGTCCCTAATAGTTCCATCAACTGAAGATGAAACTTTATTTTTCCTATTTCTACGTTTAGGTTCGTTAACATCAGATCGTTCAGCCTTATCTGAACGAGAAAAATTTTTATTATCAAAATTTTTTGCTTGCCATTGGTAAGAACTAGGGACGACAAAATCCCTAGCAATTTCGAAGGGTTACTAATCCTCCAATAATATATATTCGTGTGTAAGCATAGTGGATAGTAAAGCCACAGGTAATCATTACACACGAAAGGTCGTTCTTACTCTCCAGACGACGATTGCATTTGCTTATTTTAAAGCAAAAGGGAGACGCGAATTGTTTGTAACACACAAACAAATAAAAGTGTAAAATGTTCATATAAAATGAACTGATAGTGGGATTCGGGTGGTACTCAACGTACCCTCGTAACTATCGAAAACCAAATTCTGATTGGTCGGTTTTAAGTGGTATATAAAGTAATAATACTTATTAAATACTTAATTAGAATGGTGGTCCATCCAGTACAGCGGCGGTCGCAACGGAAGTATAAGTAACCGTACTTGAATAGCGCCGAGCTACACCGCGGACCTGGTGTAGTAATACTCTAAAAGTATTGAAATTAAATACTATAAAAATTAATTTACACTAAAACACATATGAGTGGGAAATCC